GCTATGAATACAAGTAGCAGGGTAGTAGTGGTTGAGGCTGATATAACTAACAGCCAAAATACCGTAGGTTTAATAGAGGCGGAAGCCACATTTTAAAATATAAACATATGATTGTTAGTAAAAAAGTAAAGCAAGATAGATTAGATACGTGCAAAAAGTGCGATTTTTATAGAAACTTCTTAATGTTAAGATATCCTAAGTGGGATAAAGGAGCAAGATGTGCAAAATGCACTTGCTTTTTAGATGCAAAAGCATCATTAACCAAAGAGTATTCAGGCAAATGTCCTCTTGGTAAATGGGAAGAGTAATTAAATGCAACATATTATGACTATTGAAACTATTGCAAATAAAATAGAACAAGAAAGAAAAGAAGAAATAATACAAGCGGTTAAGCAAAATAATGATTCTATAGAGAAACAAGGCAAGTATCATTCTAGGGGCCTACAACTTCTTTTTAATGAGTGGCACAGACACTTTCCTCACATTAAACAACAATTAGGTTGCAAAGGTTGCAGAGAGGCTGTTACTAAATTTTGGAATAATATAAATAAAATTTGGGAATCTAATAATTAATATGGCATCAAGACAAAATAAAGTTGATGTTGTTTATGATTATATAGATTTAGCTGAAAAAGAAATTATCAAAAGATGGCACGAGCCTACTACAAAAGATATTTTAAGACACTTAATAGAAAGAGGTATAGTTGAGCCTAAGAGGTTAAGAAACTATATGATTATTTATGACTTTGATTGTATGCTTAGGACTAACGAAGGTAACAGAACGTATACTTTTATGGACTTATCTATTAAATATAATATTTCTGAAAGGCAAGCACAAAGTATAGTTTACAAAGAAAGAAGAAAGCAATCTCCATCTGAAAATATTACATACTAAATTTTTTTCCTAAAACTGCGCAACTTTTTGAAAACTAAAAAATAGTTTTGCGTCTATGAATAAAAATTGGTATAACATTAAAGCAGAAGCGTCTAGCAAGTCTGCAGACGTTTACATTTTTGATGAAATAGGTACGTTTGGCTTAACAGCTCAAAGTTTCATTGAAGAAATTAAATCATACAAAGATACTCCAATGAGCTTACACATTAATTGTGTAGGTGGTGATGTATTTGAAGGTATGGCAATCTACAATGTTCTTAAAAAAAGAACAGCAAGAACAACAGTATATATAGAAGGACTAGCTGCAAGTATGGGAAGTGTAATTGCATTAGCAGGTGATGAGGTCGTTATGGCTGAAAATTCACTATTTATGATACACAATGCTTGGGGTGGTGCTATGGGTGAGGCAACTGAGATAAGAAAGACTGCTGCATTATTAGATAAAATAAGCGGTGAAATTGCTGACATCTATACTAAAAAAACTAATCTACCTTATAACAGGGTAAAAGAAATGATGGACGAGGAAACTTGGTTAAGTGCTGATGAGGCTTTTAATTTAGGATTCATTGACTCTATCTCTGACGCTATTAAAGTAGCGGCTAAATATGACGTTTCTAAGTTTAAAAATATAACAGACAAGGAAATTCAAAATAAACTAAGTGTTAATTTAAAAAGTAAAAAAATGACCGAAGAATTGAAAAATTGGTTTAACGCTAAAGTTGAAGAAATTATTACTAAAGTAAAAGCTAGTAATGAGTCTGAAACTGAAGATGTTAAAGAGGTAGAGGTGATGATGGCTGATGAAAAAGAAGTTTCTGAGAAACTTACAGGATTTGAAGCTAAAGTTACTGAACTAGATAGTTTTGTTGCTGAATTAGTAGGAGAAAAAGAAACTCTTACTCAGGAAGTAGAAAGACTAAACGCTTTATTAAGTAAAGCAGATGCTAAAGGAACTGAGCTATCAACTGATGGTGACCCTGTAGTTATTAAAAACAAAGTGGAGGACAAAGAAAGCAAGTTCTTCTCTGCATTAGCAGAAAAATTAAAATAAATATAAATAAATAAATAATATAAAAAATGGCAAATATAGCTTTAGACGGTTTAGGGGCAAATTACCAAGGAACTTATGCTTCAAAAATTTTATTAGAACCAATGTTTCGTTCTGATGATATTATGCGTAACTACACAGTTTACCCTAATGTAAAATATAAACAAAATTTAATGTTAGCACCTAAATTATCAGGTATAACAGCATTAAACGAAGGTTGTGGTGTAACAAACACAAATTGCGACCCTGCAGGATTTACTGTTGCTCCAAAAGTAATTACAGTTTCAAATGTTTCTGTAAAACAATCACAATGTTGGAGTGAGTTTCAAGACCAATTTATCGTTGAGTCTTACAAAGCAGGTATCAATATGCCTGACTTAACAGGAACTCAGTTAGCAGAAGTAATTATAAACAGAGTAAGACACGGAATCCAATCAGATGTTGTAAGAAATATGTGGGCAGGAAATACTGCAGCAGCAGTAGCAGACTGTACATATGCTTGGGCAGATGGATTATGGAAAACTATGTCGGCAGGTGGTGCAATTAATGGAACACAAATGAATGAGGTTACTGCTACAGGTACAGCACCAGGAAACTTAATTGCAGTTGGTGCTACTATTGGTGCTTCAGATGCAGTAGCTCTTTTAACTAATGTATTTGATGGTGCTTCAGCAGAATTACAACAAATTCCTGCATCAGAAAAAAGAATGTTTGTAACTCCAAACATCTACAATGCTTACTATGGTGCTTTAACTTCTATAGCTGTTGGAACTAACAACGGGGTTGATTATGGACATTCAGAAGCTCAATCAGGTGTAAATTATGCTAGATTAAGTTTTAGAGGTGTTGAATTAGTACCTATGTATGAGTGGGACGTAGCTTTAACAGCTTTAACAGGCGCTGATTTACCTGCACTATTTACTTGTGCTACAGCAGGAATTCAAGCAACTCAAGGTTGTATCTATGCTGCAAAAGACAATTTAATTATTGGCTCTAATGTAACAGACCCTGATACTCAGCTTAAAATGTTCTATGATGAAGTTTCTGATAATATGTATATCCGCTCTAACTTTACAATGGGTTACCAATATGGCTTTAACTCTCTAGTAAATGGAGCTTGTTTAGTATAATTATTAACTTTAAAAAATAGAATAAAATGGCAATAGATACAGGATTATTAGTAGCTTGCGGGGATATGAACGCAGTAGGTGGTATTAGACAAATTCTTTTAACGGATTTATCTAATATTGCAACTGCATTACCAACAACTGCAGCAAACCATACTTTAACTAGCTTTATAGGGACTAACCCTTGGGCTAGGTTTGAGTTTAAAAATGAAACTGCATCTCTTACAATAACAGGAGCAAAAGAAGGAGGTAGCACATCTTATGAGTGTGCTGTTTCTTTCTACATTCCTAATTGTGATGGTGCAAGATTTTTAGAATTAAGTAAATTAGAGTCTACTTGCCCTGTGGCTTTAGTAGAGTTTAATTCAGGCAAGAAAATGGTAGTAGGTTGGAGCTATACTTATGAAAATCAATCTGCGGCTTCAACTCCTTGGACAAGAAACCAAACTTACGCTAACCTAACAAGTATAGAAGGTGGAAGTGGTGCTGCATATGCAGATGACAATGGTGTTACGGTTACTTTGACTGCAAGACAATTTGAATTACCTCTTGAATATTCAGGAGATATTACAGTTTTAGCAGGGGATTTAACAGCAACAACTGATTAATTTGATTTAGATATAACAGGGGGATATAAACATCTCCCTGTTTAATCTTTTAATATGTGTGGTTGTTCTAACAATAAAAAAATTGTAGATTTACCACATCTAAAAATTTATGTTATTATGGCAAGTTATAAAATTAAAGAAAAATATATTGGGTCTGCTACAGGTTTTAACCCTAAATATACAGTTAGATGGGGAAATCAATCTCAAGAAGAACTTTCATATATATATGAAGAATTAAATGGCTCAAAATATATTATAAAACTTGAAAAAACAAAAAAATCAAATGAGGAAAGCACCATTAAAGCGTCAAACAAAAAAACAAAGTCAACTAAGAAAGACGACTAAGAAAAGTAATACATTTGAGTTTGGGGTGTTTGATTTAGCTATCC